CCTGCGCTCGACGCTGATTCATAACATGCAGTGGGCCGACCAGGTCTGCATCGTGGACATGAACAGCGACGACGGGACCCATGACTTCCTGCAGGCGGTGCTCAGGCCGCAGGACCGCTACGACCGCATGACCGAGAACATCATCCCGAAGCACGGCTTTGCGTTCGCCCGCAACCTGGCCGCAGACTTGGCGGGGACAGACTGGATTTGGCACGGCGCGTCCAACTGCTGCCTGGACTGGAGGTACAAGGGCAACATTCACGGCATCCTCCAATCCTGCAAAGCGGACGTGCTCGCCTCGCAGACCATCAACATCGAGGCGCAGGACATGTGCATCGAGAAGGCTGCCCAGCAGGCCGGCAAATCCGAGTGGCACCGGCACATACACCGGCGCGGCGTGGGTGTGGAAATGAAGGGCTACATTCACGAGGAGCTTTACCGCGGGGAAGCCAACTGCTACCACGAGGCCGAGGCGCGGTTGGACATTCGCGAGTTTCATTTCGTCGGACGCGGCTACGACGAGTTGCGGGCGTGCCGCGCGGCGTGGATGCTGCGGCGAGCGGCGGACGACCCGACCGGTGAGCTTCGGAAGTACACCAACGAGTTTTGGTATTCGAAGTGGGTGCCCGAGCGCCGCGAGGACATTCACCGCATGGCCGAGAACTATCAACGTGGAGGACTTGGACAATGAAGAAATTTGCCGTTTGCGCCGCTTTCCTGCTGTGGGCCTTTGTCTTGGTGGCTCTGACCATCACCAACCCGCCGGCCACGACCGTCGTTCTCGTGTGGGACTATCCCACCAACGAGCTTCCGGGCATGAGTTTCAACATTTATTTCCGGACGAACCTGAGCACGAACGCCACCACTTGGGCGGTGCTAACCAACGTGGCCGAGCCGTTCACGATGATCAGCAACCGGCCCAGCGTCCGGATACCGGTTCAACCCGGTAATATGTTCTTCGTGGCGACGGCCTCGAATCAGTTCGGCGAGTCCGACGTGAGCAACATGGCTACCTCTAATGTTGCCCGTAACGTGACCAACATGACCATCGGCCGATAAACTCGCTGGACACGCTGGGGTTAAGGGGCTACAAGCGGTCAAATGTTGCCGCCGGCAGACTATGTCCCAGCAGCCAACCCGCAGACGTTTGAGCAGTACAATGCCTACGTCCAATCTGCGTTAAGCGGCCTCGCGAGCACCAACCAGGACTGGACGCCCAACGGCCTGGTCAAAATCGCCCAGCGTGCCCACCTTCTGGCCGAGGCGGCGATCAATGAGCTTGTCCGGAGGAACCAGAGGGACTACGCAATTTACCAAAAGAACATGTACTGACCCTATGAGCGCACCAAACCCACCAGCGGACTTCAAAGCTGTCATTTCCGACCCGTCCAGCACGCTTTGCCAAAACTTCATCAACACCCTGCTCAAGCTGCCGGTGCTGGTGTACAAGTTTATGAACTGGTTGCTGGACGATGCTGGCAACGTAACCCAGGAGTTCATCAACCAGGTCATTCCACCAGGCTGCATAATGATGTACGGACTGAGCAGTCCGCCGGCTGGGTGGATCATCTGCAACGGCCAACTGCTCAACCGCACGACCTACGCCAACCTGTTCGCGGCCATCGGGGAGACGTTCGGCGCCGGCGACAGCAGCACAACCTTTGCGGTACCCGACATGCGGGACAAGTTTCCCGGCGGGGTGAGCGGAACGGTATCCCTGGCTGCCACCGGCGGAGCGGTCGAGTTTGATCTCGATCTGGATCACAAGCATGTGCTCGGGCAATTCGACCACATCGGCGGAGATGACAAATACTTCGTCGTTAATGATGCACTGAACCAGCCCCAGGACGCGACTTCCACCCGGCAGGAGAGCGGCGAGGGATCGGTGAACACCATTCAGCCTTACGGGGATATTTCCCCCGCGCCCGAAGGAAGCCTTATGGCGACCGAGACTCAGGAGTACAACGGGACTGAAACCTTGACCGTGCCGACGGTGCCGCCCTACCTGGCCCTGAATTTCATCATAAAAAGTTAATGAATACCGACTTCATTTTGACGCGCTCCGAAATCGACGCGCTACCTACCGTCGAACCATCCGATGAAGAAAAAGCTGATAGCGCTCGGGTGGATCGTGAAATCGAAAAAGAACGCAAACGGCCACGCGCCAACGGTGGAATCCTGATCCCTGTTTTTGAATGAAGCCTGACCTGCACGGCATTCCGATTGCGCCCCTGACCGGGCCCATGGACGTCCGATCCAACCCGGACCAGTTGCAGCGCGGCAGCCTGCGATTTCGGCAGAACTTCCAGGCGACCGGGCTGGGCAAGCTGCGGCGCGGATCCGGCTGGTCGAAGCTGCTCACCCGGCCCGACTACAACAACCAGGATTTTCACGACCAGCTTTTGACCTTGTCGAACGCCGACGAGTTCACGGCCATCCGGCAACCGGTCACCCTCCTGTTCGAGGCTGAGAGCACGCGGAAGGTGCGCTCACTGATCGCGGCCAAGCAGGGGACGGTCGCCAAGCTCAACGAGCATAGCGGCAACTGGCTTATCCTCGGGACCGGTTACGGCGGCGATCAGACCGAGAGCGCCGCGGCGCCCAGGTTCAAGGCCGCGCAGGTCGGCGACTACCTGGCGCTTACGAACAACTTCGAACGCCCCATGTATTACCGCATGGAGGACGTCAGCGTGGCGGGGGAGCCTTTACTACAGACCTTCGACGACTTCGAATTGATTGGCCTCACGCGCGCGGGAGTGGTGTGGGCCTGGCGAAACGTCCTGTTTTTCGCCGACGTCACGATGGATGGGGAGCGACTGGGGCAGAGGATTATCTGGAGCGGTTACAATAACCCGCTGAGTTTCGACCCGGCAGCACTCGATTCGATCACCGGTTTCAAGGACTTGAACAACAACGAGACCATCCTGGCCGGCAAACCCGTTGGGAACACCTTCCTGATCTACACGACGCACGGCATTTGGGAGATGGCGATCACGGGCGGGGACCAGTCGTTCAGCTTCTCGCGCCGGTTCAATGGCGAGGACAACCCGGGCGCCGCGGTGCTCAAATATCCCAACACGCTCGTCCAGCTTCCCAGCGCGCACGCCTACCTGGCTGAGGACGGCATGTATATTTTCAGCCCATGGTACGGCCAGCCCGAGCGGGCCGAGTGGTTGCACGTCTCGACGCCGACCATTCTGGACAACATCGACAACGACAGTTGCCAGGTCCACATCGCGATGTTCCACGAGAACGAGATGGTGATTAGCACGGCCAGCACCAGCGCGGTGAACGCCTGCCCGGATCGCACGCTCCGGGTCAACATGACCTACCGTTGCGCCGACAAAGTTGATCACGGTTACACGGCTTTCTGTAACTATCGGAGTTACGATGTCCCGACCGTGCGGGACTTCATCGTCGAGAACGCGATTTGCACGCAGGAGGAAATGCTCGCGGCCGGTTACGGCTACGGCAATGAAGGGCTTCCCAATCCGGGGATCGCGGTAACCGCGCCCTTCACGCCGATGAGCATTTACACCAGCACGCCGCAGAGCATCGATCCGGACATTACGGTCGAGGACTGGAATCAGGAGACAGCGGATGAGGACTCGCTTTGCGCCCTGCTGGGGACTACGCGGATGGACGATTTCTGCGCGAAGTGCGAAGGGCCGACCCTGCTGGTCGCAGCCTCGAGCCAAGACCTGTGCTTGAAGGGCCTGGGAGATGTGTTCTATCGCGAGCGGTGCGTCAATCCGACCGGCACCGGAGAGACTATCGACCTGGGTTACCTGTCCAGCGTGGGCAGCTACCTCCTGGACGGCTACGACTCGATCATCCGCTTCGCGCCGATGTACACCGAGCGGATGCTGGTGCAGTTGGGCGAGTTGGAATTCGACTACCTCGCGCGGATGATGGAGAGCTTTGTCAGCCTGCGCGTCGGCATTGCCAGCCAGGTCGCGGACCCAAACACCGACGAATGCCGCATCGTCTGGTTCCAGCACAGCAGCCAGCCGTTGAAGTGCATCAGCAACCTGACGGTCGCGCAGCACATCGCCAAAAGCACGATCCCGAGCCAGTTCTGTAGCTGGAAGATCCTTCGAAAGGGGCGT